GCGGTATAGTTTTAAATTGCATGGCCAGTTTAAAGCTGGATTGAAAGTTGGCGATGAATTGCAGGAATTGTTTGACGGTAAGCGGATCGTTTACCGAGTAGTTATGGTTGATTATAATGCTAAGATTTACGGCGTTAATTACGCTTATGAAGAAATTTAAAGGAGAATGAAATGGGATATTTTATATTATTTGCAGTGGTGTTTGTAACGGTTGCGTTGATTAAAGGAAAAGCCGATAAGAAAAAGATTGAAAAGCATTATGAAAGTGCTGTTAATGAAGCGTTGCAAGAAAAAGAAAGCACTAATGATTTAACAATTGATGACTTGAGACCACAAAAGACCGGAAAGATTGCCGAACTTAACCGGAAAATGGAAGAAAAAACAGCATGGATGGAAGCCGATACGAAACGGATGCAGGCAGAACGAGCCAGACGGAAAGCAGCGAAAGAAGCGGAAAAACAGGAGAAGCTTGAGTTTAAGAACAGGAATAAGTGATGGACACATATTTATTTGTTAAACTTATTCTACCGGACTTGTTATGGTGGAGTTCGTTTATAATAGTTATGATGGTTCTTTTTTTAAAAATAAAGAAAAGGGAAAAATAAAATGTTAAGAATGATTGAGAAAGATGAAATGATTATCATCGAAAATATAAACCAGTTAAAGGAATTGATTGTCTGTATTGGTGATGATATGAGTAAAGTAAGGTTTATAAAACCGGGGCTAGTGATGATTCCAAGAGTAACCGAACTATTACGGGAAAACGACCTTGCTATTGTTTACAATAATGGTTGTTACGGGTTCGGGTCAGCTTCTACACACAAGCAAAGCGGAAAAAAAGTTGTTACGGTAAAACAGCTTGAAGTTAATGAGAAAAATAAAGAGCTGCTTAAAAAAATGTATGAACAACTTCAAGGTTATAACAAAGAAAAGGAAAGAGAAAGGTCTGAAATTTTCATGAACGAATTGTTTGGAAAGGTAACGGGCGGTAAGAAATGAAAGTATTTTTAGTACAAGCAACAAACTGTGATTATGATCAAAATGATGCTTGTGTGATAATTGCAGATAATGAAGAAAAAGTTATGATGTTGATAGAGAAGCAAAATGAATCTAGAGATAGTTTTTATCAATTGTTTTACAAAGAACAATATCCCTTAAAAATTCAAGAGGTTGGATTAGACGAAGAATGCTTAGTGATTGAAAGTTTTAACGCAGGATAAACATCCAGAACGCCTTTAAACCGGCGTTCTTTTTATGCGTTGTTTATTTATTCGGGGGGATGTGGTATAATAGAGTATAAGCCGTGGGACAGTAGCAGGCCAGCTATTTCTCGAAACCTACATGAGTAGGGATTACCACGGCATTAAATAAATCTATGTGGGAGTAATAACATGAGTACATTATTAACAAAAGAAGTTAGATCAAGCAGAATTTTAAAAGGTGATACCTCTAATTTATCTGAAGTTTGCAAAGAAATAGAAGTATCTGATGAAGAACTAAAAACAATAAAAGACCACTGGAATAGCATTAACTTAACACAAGTAAAAAAAGAATCAGGCGGTTTTGATAGAAAAGTAAAAAGATGTATTGCTAAGTATGGAATACATAAATTAAAAGAATTAACAAACAGATATGATTCAATGTATCATGACAAATCATATTTCTTTAATTATAAATACGTTCCAACAGTTTTTTATTGTAGCGCAACGCTTGAAAAGTTTGAAGATGGTGGCAATTTATGGGAAGCGTATGTTGATAATAAAAAAATGAAGTTGGAAAAGCAGGAAGAAATACAAGAAAAAAACAAAGATTTCATATATGATGAAGAACTATATTTTAAAATATTGTCATCATTAAAATCAATGCCGTATAAAAGCTACCTAAAAACAGAACACTGGCAACATTTTAGAAAAGAAGTTATAGAACATTATGACGGTAAATGTGCCGTATGCAACAGCGAAAAAGATTTAAACGTTCACCACCGTAATTATAAAAATAGAGGTCGTGAAACATTCAATGATGTTGTTTTATTGTGTAGAGATTGCCACAGCAAAATTCACGAAATAAGTGGAGAAGTAAATGAGTAAGAACGGTAAATTCAAACATAAAAAGAATAAATTCGCACAAGTAAGCAATGTTGCAATTAGAGATAAAAACCTAAGCTTGAGGGCAAAGGGTTTATATTCACTGATACAAAGTTACATAACTATTGAGGGGTTCACGCTTTATAAGAAGATGTTGAACAATCAATCAATAGAGGGGCGTGATTCATTTAATAAAGCGTGGAAAGAGCTGAAGGATAACGGTTACTTAATTGTAACCGAATCCCGATGCAATGGGGCGTTTTGCTATGAGTATGAATTAGTTGATGAACCAGAAAATCACCGTATACTGGATAGCCGTAGTCGGTTAAACCGTACACCGGAAACCAGTACACTTAATAAGAGCCTACCCAGTGATACTATACAAAGTAATATTTTAAAAAAAAGCAACCACACTTCTTGCGAATCGTGGGTGTTGTCTCTTTTTATTAATTGCTTTGAATCATATTTCAATTACAGCCATCGTAGAATAAACAAAGTCCCTGACTTAACAGAGATGGAAGATTTTGAGATTGACGAGTTAAAAGAGTGTTTCAATGAATACTTTGATAAATATAGTACAGGTATAAAAAAACATGATTTGGAAAAGTGCAGTATTAACAGAGTAGCAGCTATTTTTAAGCGTTATACAAGTAGCGATGAATATGGTTGGAAGTAGTATCCGGTGTACCGGGTAGAAAGGAGTTGAGTACATGAAAGAAAAAGCAACAGAACAGCAAATGTTGTTTGTAGAAGAATATCTAAAGCTGAAAAAAAGCAACCAAAAGCAGGCAGCAATTAACGCCGGTTATAGTCCGAAAAGTGCAGAATCACAGGCTTGTCAATTGCTTAAGAATCCTAAAGTTGACGCTTATCTTAAAAAACGTGAAAAGATTTTAGCTGATGAGTTAAGGAGTATATTTGTATTTGATGCCATAGAAGCAAGAAATATAATGGCTAGTATTATGGTTAATCCAAATACCCCGGCAAAAGATCGTATAACCTGTGCTAAGGATTTTCTTGATCGGGCAGGGTTTAAGCCGATGGACAAGGTAGAGCATAGCGGGGAAATAGCAATGCCTATTATCAAGATTGAAAAATGAGAGAGAAGACGATAAAAGTAACACCTCTTTATTACGATTATGTATTAGATAATGATTACCAGATAGTAATACAAGTAGGCGGTCGATTTTCGGGGAAGTCTCACAATGAGCAAATACGATTAGCAAGTAATCTAGTAACAAAACGTGATTATAAGCTATTAGTAATAGAGAACTTAGAAAGTGGTATGGCTGATGGCTTTTATTCAGGCATACGTGACCGTATAACGGACTTTGAACAAGACGGCATATATAATCATAGAAGCAGGACAGCGTTCATTAAAAACGTTGCTAACGGGAATGAGGTTATATTTAGAGGTTATACCTCAGAGATTCAAAAGCTTAACGTAAAACGTATTAGTTCAGTAACAGAGATAATTGTAGAGGAAGGTGAGTGGATTAATTACTCAGACTTCACGGCGTTACAACATCAGTTAAGGGGTGGGCATCATGAGGATAGGAAGCTGACTATCTTAATGAATCCTGTTATACCTGATTGTTTTGTTAATCATGAATTTATTATGAAACCTCCTACTAAAGTTTTTGAATACTTTGAGGGAACAGACAGACCAAAAGTTTTTGAAAGAGAAATAACAACTATTTTTAAATATGATGGTGAAGATGTAGAGACAACAAGCACTGTATTGATTGTACTGTCAACGCATTGGGATAACCCATTTTTAACTAACGAACAACGTGCAACTATTGAAGAGCTTAAAAAGACTGACCCTGACAAGTACAAACAATTAGGTGAAGCACGGTTCATTCAACCAAAAGGGGCGTTGCTGAATACTAGAAACTATTTCAGCTTAAGCAGGTTTGATCTTAATCAAGCAGGGCAGATCATAGGTGTAGTTGATACAGCGTCAAGCGGTAGCGACTCCGCAACGCTGGGGATATACGCCGTAGTTGATGAAGAACACCACTATCTAATTGACACAGTGAAAGATGATGGTGATGCTAAGCGAGTAATACCTAGAATGGTTATGATGATTAATAAGTACAAGCCACAGCGAGTTATGATTGAGAAAAATCACGAGGGGTTATATTATGAGAGCGAGATAAAAAAAGGCGTTGAACGTGGGATAATGGTCGCTAAGTTTCACAGCTCAGAAAATAAGCACGAAAAGATATTAGGGCAGTCTGGGCGAATGGTCGAGCATTTTTACGTTAGGGATGACGCAAAGCAAGAGTATAACGAGTTTGTGTCTGAAATGTACGCATACAACAAAGATAAGCGGTTAAACAATCACGATGATTGCATTGATAACGTAGCGATGTATTTCAAGCATTGCACGAACAAGAAGCTACAAACAATGAGCAAAAGTATATTAGGATTATAGGGGGAAAGATGTTAAGTATTGAGAGAATACAAAGAGAACTTGCAACGTGGGACGTTTCACGACTGCAAAAGTTAAAAGACTATTACGACGGTAAGCAT